TGATCGACGCGTATGCGCAAAGCTGCTCCTGCAGGCTCGGAGATTTTTCGCGCCGTTGCTCGAGCGGCATGTTCACGCAGGCATTCACGAATTGCCCGAGCGTTGGCGGGTGGATCGGCGACTCGCGCATCACGACGCGCAGCCCGTACACGACCTGCTCGTCGGTCAGATCGTCGATGGCATCGGTCCAGGTCTCGGGCATGGTCTTGCCGTAATTTTCCGCAAGCCGCGCGCCGTAGCACTCGGTGAGCTTCAGCCAGATTTTGTCGGTGCGTTTAGGTTTCATCGCCATGCCTCAGGTGATCGGTGAGTTCCTCGAAGCGGGTTTTTCGCGGTGTGTGGCCAGCGCCGTTGGCGTTACCGTTGCCGCGATGGTGATCGGCCTCGGTCAGGCACCATTTCGCCCAGGCCGCTTGCCAGTCTCGCTTGCGAGCCTTGGCGCCCGCCGCGGCGTTCCAGTGATTTTTGAATTTCGCGAAGGTGCGATCGGGGTCGAGGTGCTCGGCGATGGCGATCGCCCGGCGTTCGGGCGTGAGTTCAAAATCACCCGGCAAGTGTGCGGCGGGTGAGCGCGTAGCGCGAGGGGGTTTCCCCCTTGCATCCCCCTCTGCTCTGGTCTTGGTCTTATCTGGTCTTGGTCTGGTCTGGTCTGGTGACGCAAGCGTGACGCTCTTGCGTTTCATGTTGTGACGGTAGCGCGTTGTTCGCTTTTGCGTGAGCGCTCTTTTTTTCGCATCGACGCCGTTATGTGTCTGAAATCCTGGTAATTCCACCGACGAGTCATCGAGAGGGGTTAGCCAGTCCTCAGGCAACAGCGCGCAGAATCCCGGCAGCCCGAGCCACTCGTCGATTTCGGACGTTGACATGTCCAACGTGTCGTCCGCGCGCACATGCGAATCGGCGTGCATCCACAAGCGTGTCAACCCACCCACCACCTGCGTTACACCCCGTGACGCATCTGCGTTACACAGCGCTCTGGCGATGCGACGGATCCTGGGGTCGGTCTCGAGATCCTTCTCGATCTTGATCCAGCCGCTCACGCCGCCGACCCTTCGCCTTCCGACGTCGTTCGCGCGCCGCCGTTCACCTTCGGCCGGCGCCGTGCCTCGATGCGTTGTTTGAGGCGCTCGAATTCCTCGAGCTCCATTTCCTCGCGCGCGAGCGTCCGTTGCTTGCGGCGAAACCGCTCGAACTCGCTCAATCCGACCTTGAGTTTCTCGAGCGTGCCGGCATGCGATGAGGTGAGGATTTGCCTCTCGGCGATCTCGGTGAGCGTGGAATAGGGCACGCCCGACCATCGCGCAACCGACCTCCAAAAACCCTTGGCGCGCTGCAGTCGTTCGACGATCGATTCGTGTAATTCAGACATCCGCGCGAAGTTGAACTACTCGCGCCGGGCTAGGGAATCAGGGAAAAACCTACGCCCGACGGCCATTTACCGCGATTTTTGAGGCAGCTTCAATGTGCACCGACGTGCATGGGTGTGCATGGGTGTGCATGGGTGTGCCACTCCATGGTCAAGATCTGTACAATGGCGATGAAAGATTAAGTTTTTTCGCTGCGTTGCGGTTTCTCGATCCGCCAAGAAGTACTAGATTCGGAAATCAGAAATTCAGGGTTTTGCCGCTAGCCGAGTCGTGCAAAGAGGTTCTGAAATACGTCCCCCGCGACGAAAGCAGAATTTCCCCAGGAGGTTTTCCATGCCGCATCTGACTACCGCTGCAGACAACCCTCTCTCGCTGTGTGGGGGGGGGGGGGGGGTAAGAAGCACGAGAAAACCCGCCTTTTATCGCTCGTATAACCTTTTCCCGCCGCTTAATTTAGCCCCCCTTCGCGTTTCGATCCCGCGCTTTCGCGCGGCTTTCGGCGCCTCTAATTCGTTCGAAGATTCGCGGAGCGCCGAGTGATGACGTGGCTCGTCCTCGCGCTCGTCAGTGTTCTCACTGTGTGGGCCGCGCGCGCCTACCGGCGCTGGCGCGACCTCGAGGACCGCCGCATCCGCAACGATCACTTGCGCCAGTACCGCATCACACCGCGCATCAACCATCAACTCAGTCGGGAGGACGAATCATGATTGATCGACGACGCGTGCGCTGCACCGACTGCCGGCTCAACCTCGATTGTGATCCAGGAATGCTGATCCGCGCCGCCTTCAGCTGCCCGCTGTTCGGCAAGGACCGGACGGACGTGGAGCGCGAGTGCACGAGCTTCGTGGCGAAGGCCGGCGCGAGGAAAGCCCAGCGGCGCGCAGGCGAAAGTCCCGCCGACGGCTACCTGTCATGAGCGCCCGTATCCTGAACGTGACCGAAGAGGAATACCACGCCGACCCCTGCGCCGACCCGTCGTTGTCGCACTCGATCGCGCACATCCTCGTCAGTGAATCACCGCGTCACGCCTGGCTTGCGCACCCGAGGCTCGGCGGTCAGGGCAAGCAACGCGCGGCCACGAAGGCGATGGATGAGGGCGCGATCCTGCACGCGCTGCTGCTCGGGAAAGGTGCGCAGTTTGAGATGGCGATGCACGACAGCTGGCGCACTAAGCAGTCACAAGCAGACAAAGCGGCGATCCTCGAGGCGGGGAAGATTCCCATTCTCTCGCAGCACTTCGAGTCGCTGCTCAAAGCCGCGACGCGCGTCGCTGAAAACGCCGCTGCGCAAGGCTTTCCGCTTGGTGTGGCGGACAGCGAATCGGAAGTTTCGATCGAGTTCACCGAGCGCGTCGGCGACCACGACGTGCTCTGCCGTTGTCGCATGGACCAGATCCGCGCCGATCACGTCATCTACGATGTGAAATCCTGCCGCTCCGCGAACCCGCGCGACATCCAGCGCACCATCGTCCAGTACGGCATGGATATCCAGCACGTCGCCTACACGCGCGCCTACGAGCAGCTCGTGCCTGATGCGCTCGGCCGCGCTGACTTCGTGTTCCTCTTCTGCGAAACCGAGCCACCCTACGAGGTCGTGCCGGCGCGGCTGGATGGCATCTTCAAAGAAATCGGCACGCGCCGCTGGGATCGTGCGCTTAGGCAATGGCGCCAACTGCTGCTCGACGGCAGCTGGCCATGGCCGGGCTACAGCGACGGCGCCGTCACACTGATTCCACCGAGTTTCGTCATCAGCCAGGAACTACCCGACGAGGAGTACGCATGAACGCTACAGCACGACAGTTCGAGATTTCCCGAGCGGTCCGAAAGACGGTGGGCTTGCTCATCGGCCTCGTCGGCCCGTCATCGAGCGGCAAGACCTACTCGGCGCTTCGGCTTGCGACCGGTATCCAGCGCGTTGTCGGCGGCGACATCGATTTCATCGACACCGAAAACGGCCGCGCGCTCTACTACGCGGACAAGTTCAAGTTCAATCATCTGCGATTCGCGGCGCCGTTCTCGCCCGATGACTACTCCGAGGCGATTCGCTTTTGCGCCCGCCGTGGAGCGAAGACCATCATCATCGATTCGATGTCGCACGAGCACGAGGGACCGGGCGGCGTGCTCGAGTGGCACGAGAAGCTCGCCCAGGAGCTCGCGCTGCGCTGGAAATCCACCGTCGAGAAAACCGGCATGGCCGCGTGGGCGCCGCCGAAGACCGCGCGCCGGCGTCTCATCAACGAGCTGCTGCAGCTGAACGTGAACCTGATCATGACCTTCCGCGCCAAGGAGAAAATCAAGATCGTGCCGGGCAAGGACCCGAAGCCCTTGGGCTGGCAGCCGATCTGCGGCGAGGAGTTTATGTACGAGATGGTGCTCCAGGCGCTGCTCTTGCCGGGCTCCGAAGGTCGTCCGGTGTGGAACTCCGGCATGGAATCCGAGCGCGCGGTCATGAAGCTGCCCTCGCAGTTCGCCGATATCTTCGACCGCGACAAACCGGCGCAGTTTGATGAGGCCATCGGCGAGCGGCTGGCGACGTGGGCGGCCGGCGGCATCAAGGGCGACACGGCGATCGACAACCTGATCGCCGACTACGCCAAGTGCGATGAGGACGCGGCGCTCAAAGCCCTCGAGGACCGTCGCAGCGCGCTCTGGAAGAAGCTCTCACCCGCCGACAAGCAGCGATGCAAGGAGGCCTCGGACAGCGCGCAGCGACGCCTGGCACCGCGCATCACGCTCGACCAGGCGACAGTGCTGAAAGATCGATTGAACGCTGAAGGTGTCCAGCAGAGCTTATTCC